CCGGCGCGGATGGGTCAGTCGAAGTCGTTTGCAGCGCGGCGTTTCCCGTCGACGGGCGGGGGCGCGGGCTGTCGATCGCGCCACACGCTCGCCGTGCATTCGAAGGCGCGGCGAGCGGCCGGGTGAAGTGAGTCGAAGTCGCCGACCATGTGCAGGCGGTGCCATGTCGCGCGCAGCTCGAGCTCGGTGAGGGCAGGGCGCATCGCGTGGACGGTCAGTGCAGCCATGCGAGGATCGGCGTGCCGTTCGCGTGGTCCCAGGTGACGCGGAACCCGAGCGCGGTCGCCGAGCGCACGAACACGTCGGCGCGCACGTCGGCGACGGAGATCTTCTTGAGGTAGGCGACGCGTTCGTCGTAGGACATCGATGCAGCGAGCGCGGCGAGCGGGACGTGGATCAGCGTTTGCATACGGCCTCCAAGAAATTTCAGGCAAAAGGAGTCCCTCACGCCCGCAGAGCGGGCGCGATGGGTGTTCAGCGAAACAGCGGGTTAGGGCTTAGGCGTCGAGCAGCGGGAGCTGTCGCGAATCGGTCGGAAGCCGATCAACCTTGCCGATCGGCACGTACACGTGCGGATTCGGGTTGAGGCTCGGCGCGATCGTATGGACGGTCGCGACGTGGATCTTGTAGGTCGTCGCGCATTCGATGTTGGTGCACTGGCAGTACGCCTCGCGAACGAGAGCGGACAGCGTGCGGCTGGTTCGAATGACGGCGCGGCTGCCGCAGTGGTGACACTTCAATTTCATCGTGACTTCCTGTCGGAGACTGCCGCGTTAGTTACGGCTGTTGGTTACGGCGTAAAGCGCCCGGTTTCGTCCGGTGAGGCGACGCGCACCGTTGCGCAGTCGTCGCTTCACGAGCCATTCGGCCGCTTGCTGGATCGTCGCAAGACCTTCCTGCTGTCGGACGCGTTCGAGTAGTTCGGCTTCTTGCTCGGTGAATGTGAGTTCGATTTCGGGCATTGGATCGGCTGCTCTAGGGCTGCTGTTTTCAGCCGTGCTCGTGGGCTACATTGCACGCTGGTATCAGAGCCTCAGCGGCTTCGCGCAAAACCATCTGGCGAATCAGCGTTGCAGCGGCCTCGCCTTGGTAGTTGGCGAGCGCGGTGATGAGGGCGTATTCGTAGTCGTCGAACCGCACCATCAGGCGGTTGTCGCGGACGCGTTTGGGATCCGGATACATGGTGGTCACCTCGGGTTCAGCTTGCGGAAACGTTGCCCGTGGTGTCCTCAAACGAGGACATCTTGGCGAGGTAGAGGGGGAGCCCTTCGAGATAGATGAGACGCGCGAGGCTCGACAGCGAGCGCCGTTCTTGGCACCCGAGCTGCTCGAGCTGGGCACGCTCTGCGGGAAGGAGGCGCAGCGAAACGGTCTTGCTGGACATGACGCCCGGCGGCGCACGCCGCGGGCCTTTGTGGGTAGTCATGGCGGGTATACTCAATTTCGATAGTGCTTCACTAGGGATAAGTGAAGTGTAAGTTACTCAAAACGATTACGCAAGATGTCGGATACAACAATCGGATTACGACTGAGGGAGGAGCGGATGCGCATTGGCATGAGCCAGGCGGAATTCGCTGCGCTCGGCGGGCTCGGAAAACAGGCAGAGTTCAACTACGAAGCCGATGCCCGATCGCCCGATGCGAACTACCTGGCGGCGCTTTCGAAGGTCGGGGTCGACGTGCTGTACGTCATCACCGGCGAGCGCACACAGGGGGCGCCGGTCCCGGACGATGAGGCCGAGCTGCTCGACGGCTTTCGCCAGTTGAACGACATCGGCCGCACGGCCGTTCAGGCGTCGATCAATGGCTTCCTGCTTGCGGGCACGATGACGATCTCGGGCGCGCCGGCGAAGCGGCTTCCGCGTCTTGCTGAAAATCGAGCAGCGAAATTGGATGCTGCGGCGCTGCAGGCGCTCAAAGATGCACAGGCAGACGCAGTGCGCACGAAGGGCGCGCGTTCGCCGCGTAAGAGTGGTATGAAAGATCAGGACTGACGGAGTGTCTCTGCGGCGCGCTCAAGCGCCGCCATCGCTGTTTCGACTTCGCCCAGCACGTCGATCGTCGTCATGCCGATCGATTCCTCACGGGACAGTTCGCACAACGCACCGAGTTCAAGATCAAACCGGGCTACGACGGCGCGGAGCTGCGCGCCGAATTCCGTCAGCCGAAACCCATCACTTCCGGAACGACGCTCCATCAGCGACCGGCCTAGTACGCGCTCGAGTTCAGACACTTTCTCGCTGACGGTCGGTCGCTGCACCCCCATAGCCTGCGCCGCTTCCGAAATGCTGCGATAGCGCGTGATCTCACTGTATGCGCGCAGCAGATTCCAGTTGAGCCGAGGGGAAGTCGTCCGGGAAACCATGATTCGAGCGGTAGTTGTTGTTGCCGTAATGCGCGCTTCGCAGTGGCGGGGACGAGTGGTCGGGAGAAAGGCCGCGAAAGTTAGGTGTTTTCCTAACTTTCATCGGGCTTTCTCCTTCATTCCATTTGTCTGAAAAAAACATGAAAATGGGGCCGCGTTACAGCACGCGTGAATGCCGTTTCACGTCGTAGCGCCTCTCAAAATATCCGAAGAGGAAGCCGTTGTGAGTAACAAGCCGCAAGAGCCGCAATTCCGAAATGAAACAGCCGAGGACGGGGTAATCCGACGCTGTACCGAAGCCACGATAGCCGCCCAATGTGGGCGCGCCAGCTCAACTGTATCCGGGAACCGCGAGGCGCGCGCAGTGCGCGACTTGTCGGCCGGTGAGCGAGCGGCGCTGCTCGCGCAGGTGACAAGTGCGATGTTGAGCCTATCGAACATCCGCGACCTGCTACTGACGTAACGTCAGCCCGCCTCCGGGGTGTCGATCTCTGGCACCTCGCTCGCCTTGACCTCTAGGTCGAGGTCCGATGTAAATCCGCCGTTACCGTCGATCGAATGTGTAACGCGCGCAATGATCCAGTTGCAATCATCAATGACACGTTTGTAACCGCGCACGGTTACAGGTAATTCGGTCATCAGCTCGGGGCGGCCGAGCGCCAGCACAATGCTGAATTCAGCAACGCCGCGCTGCAACTTCTCCCACTCCGCCTTCGCCGCGCGCGTCGCGTTCGCCTTGTTCGCGTACGTGTGCCGCAACGTCTTCACGTTCTCGGCCGTGCCGAACAACACGTCGCCGCTCTTGTCGATCGGCTTCTTCTTCGCCGTCGTGCGCCGCCGACGCCGCTTCACGGTGGTCGACTGCTTCTTCGCGGTGCGCGTGTTCAGGTAGAACGCCTGCACGCCGGAATACGTGTCCCGATCGGCGACGCCGAAGTCGTGACGGTCGCCGACGTCGCGCGTGATCGTGACGGCCGGCAGTGGCTTACCGCTCGCCGTGGTTGCCTCGCCGGCCTTGATGAAGAGCAGCAGCCCGTTCTTGACGGTGGCGATCGCGTCAAACATCTTTGCGAGGCGCGACAGCAGATTGGCATCCGACTCGGCCGTCTGGTCGATGTGGTCGACGAGCTGCCCGTCGAGCGCCTTGCTGATACGCGCCTCGACCTTGTTCTGACTGGCGATCGCGCGCACGATTGCGCCGACCGTCTGCCGATGCCACGAGCGCTCCTTCTTGATCGACAGGCCCGCGCGCAGATCGACGCTGCGCGCGCGGATCGTCAACACGTCCGGCGTGCCGGTGTGCCGTACCTCATCGACCATGAATTCGCCCTTGTCGACCAGGCCGTTCGCCGCGCCGGCCCAGCCGATCGCCAGCTTCAGCGTGACGCCGCGATTCGGGATCTCGAGGGCACCGTCAGAATCGTCGAGGCTGATGTCGAGCTGGTCCGCTTCGAAGCCGCGGTTGTCCTGCAGCGTCAGCGAGATCAGCCGGCCGTCGAACTTCTTCGTGATGTTCTTGCCGTTGAGCGTGATCGAGTAGATCGCACGCGGTACGCGATCGTCGGCAATCACGACCTTCTGCACCAGGTCGGCGCCAGGGATGTCCGACAGGTTCATAGCGAGATCGCCCCCTTGATGGCGTCGGTCACGATGCCGAGCATGTCGAGATCGTCGTTGCGCGTCAGGGCAATGGTGAACTCGATGCGCCGCGCGGTGCCGTCGTCGAAAAACAGCGTGCGTGTCGTGTCGATGTTGTCGATCGTGAACATGCCGTAGATGTGTCCGGTGCCCTCGATCAGCGGCCAGGCGGTGTGCTGGTCGGCCATCGCTTCAATGACGGCGAGTGACATGTCGCCGCCCGTCAGCTCCGGCAGCAGCACGCCGGACAGGCTGATGGTTTCGTCGTCCTCGCCGACGTACTGCCGCGCGGGCTTTTTCCCGACGCGGTTGTTGCTGGCGAAGCGCCAGCCGCGCCGGCGCTTCAGCTCCTGGTAGGGCAGGGTCGACAGGCTGAACACGAACAGCCCGAGCGCGATCATCATGCGAACCTCTCCTTCAATCCCGATCGCGCAGTCGCGAGCGCTCGCGCGCGCCCTGCGCGGCCTGTTCCTGGCGCAGCACCTGGCGAACTTCCTGCGCGATTGCATGCGCGTCCATGCCAGGCGCCGCGTACACGTTGATCGTGATCGGCGCCGGCGCGGCCGGCGCGCGGGCAGCGACCGACGCAACCGTGAGCGGCGGGCGGTTGTCGACCGTGAGCGGGGCGCCGCCGGCGACCGCCGCGCCCGTGATGCCGATGCCAGCGCCGGCGGCAACGATCCGCTTGCCGACTTCCAGCACGGTCGACAGCGGCCCGTCCTGGCCCTGGCGCAGGCCCTGCTCAAGGCCGGCCATCGTGAAGCCACCGAGCGCGGCGAACACGCGGCTCGGCGAATGGATGCCGAGCTTTTCCTTGAACCAGCCAATCACGCTGCCGCCGGCCGACTCGATCGCATCCTTCACCGCGCCCAGGCCGTTCTTGATGCCGTTGACCAGACCGGACATCAGGTTTGCGCCGAAGTCGACGAAGCGCGCAGCAGCCTGCGCCGCGACAACGACGACATCCGCGAGCCACGCGCCGAACCCCCTGCCGGCGCTGGCCGCCGCGTCGAGGCTTTTCTTGCTCGCGTCGACCGGTCCCAACAGACGCGTGATCCAGTCCCATGCGCTCTTCACGGCACCGACCAGCCAGTCGAACACAGGCTTCAGAGGCGAGAAGGCCGCGCCGAGCGTCGCGAGCACGCCGCTGAAGATCGGCGCGAGAGGGCGCAGGCCCTCGGTCAGCCCCTGCCAGAAGCCCGAGAAAAACGCCTTGATCGGCTCCCAATACTTGATGACCAGGAGCGCGGCGAGCGCGATGCCGGCGATCACCAGTCCGATCGGATTCATCAGCGCGGCGCGGCCGACGAACAGCAGCGTCTGCGCGAGCCCGCCGAGCGCCGCGCGCACGCCGTTGATCGCGCCCATCGTGCCGCCCTTGAACAGATTGAAGCTGCCGCGCGCGGCGTCGCCGGCAATGCCGGCCGCACCGCGCCGGCC